TCTCAGCAGAGCAGCAGCTTCGTAGAGCTCAACACCGCGCGCGATCCGCCGCCGGCAGCCGCCGCTGCGCCGCTGCAGCCCCTTCCCCTGTTCGATTTTCTAAACCGGCTGTTCGCTGCGGCCGGGCCAGGTCTCGCCGATCCGGCCAAGTGCGCCGACCTGCACCTCGGCGCGGCGATAATCGGCAGCTGGATCAGGGCCGGATGCGATTTCGAATTCGACGTCGAGCCGGTGGTGCGCGCCAAAACAGCCAATCCGCGCGCCAGTCCAATCCGGAGCTGGAGCTATTTCACGCAGGCCGTTCTCGATCAGCGCGACCGGCGCCTGCAGGAACACCCAAATTCAACGGAACGAGCGAAAATAATAGGAGAGAACAATGTCCAACAAGATATTAGAATTGAGCGAGTATCGCGCACCAGACAAAACGAAATCAACAGAGACAGAGCGGCTCGGGAGATTATTGACGAAATTAAACGAATGGCAATGGTACAAACGGGAACCATTATCGACGGAAATTACACAACAGCAGCTGAATGAATTGATTGAATACATAAACCACGAGCTCAAGCCGCTTGACGCCGATCAATTATGGCGGATTTTTCACGAACATTTATTGTGCCATTACACGGAATGGAGCGAAAAAACGACCGACGAATTTAAGTTCGTCGTCCGAAACTGGCTGTTTGACCTGAATGACGTCTGCGAAAGCGAGCTGATTGCCGCTTGCGCCGCCTGGCGAAACTCGCAAAGCAAATTGGCCAACCGACCGCCAGCCGTCGCCGGCCAGTTGAAAGCCCTGATTCCGGAACGGTTCGCCGTTTTGCGCGGCGCCAAGTCGAAAGTTGATCGCGCAATCGAATGGATTGCCAACAACAGGCCGCAGGATTAATGACGTTTGTCCGGGATGCGCAAGAATGGGTCGTCGGCTATCTTTCCATGTCCGGCCCAGAAATGCGCACCACGGACCAACGTCGCGCGATTTAGAGCGTCCGCCGATTTTAGAAAAACCCGGATTGACTCCTTGCCCAAAAAATGAACGATCAACCCCAGGAGCGCAAAATGAACAAAACCATTCCTATCATCCTCGCAATCGCAACCGCCGGCTGCGCGACAAAGCCCGAAAACATTGCGCCGGCTTTTATCTCAGAAGCCAAATACGCAAATTGGACCTGCGAAGCAATGGCGAAGGAAAGAGCAAGATACGATGAAGCATTGGCGCAAGCAAGCGGAGCCCAACGAAAAGCCCGTAAAAACGACACGTGGGGCGTGATCCTGATCGGAATTCCGGTCTCGTCTCTGTCCGGGGCCAATGTCGCCGGCGAAGTCGCCCGGCTCAAAGGCGAGGTTGACGCTCTCGCGCGCGCCCAAGGCGCAACCGGCTGTTGACGGCCGAAGGCAAATCAGACAAGGCGAGTCCTGGAGGTGCGGCCCGAATGAGGCCTGCATGTCTGCGCGAACACGTTTTTTACCAACCCCGGAACGTCTGCGGCGCGGCAATTGGGAAAAAACCTCGCTCGCCGATCTCGGCGACGCAAAATCCGCTTACGAAACGGGAAACAATCCGTTTGCGCTAACGTTTCGCGACACGCTCGCCGCGCGAAATCTCGCAGAAATTCTCGCCGAACGTGGTTGGCTCACCGAGCCGCGCGGCGCTCCTCATTGGATTGCGTGGGAGCGCGCCTGCGCCGACGTCGGCGCAATTCGCGGCCCGCTTGCCTCTCTAATCGTCGTGCAGTCCAGTCGCGGAGATTCAGACGGCGAACGCGCCGCGATTCGCCGCGAAATGGCGCGCGCACTGAAAGGCCTCGAAATGCGCGCAATCGAATTTGCGTGGCGGCTCGGCGAGGGCGCCATCACTCAACAAAAAATCGCGTTTGCAATGGGGTTGTCGCAGCCCACCATCAGTCGACGCGCGGCAACGTGGACGCAGCAAATAACCGAACGGTGGGTCGGAACAATAAAATGAATAAAAATCACAATGCTCGCAGGCGGCGAACTGCTCGGTAAATCGCCGCCTCGGCCGAAAATTCAGGGTCGCGAACACTGTAATCAGCCGCTAATTTAGCCCAAATATCTGGCGGAGCCGTGCGGCGGCCAGATATCCACGATCGAGCCGTGTCGAGCCGGACGTCAAATTTCGACGAAACGGCGGCAGCGGAATATCCAAGCAGCGCGCAGGCAGCTGAAAAATCTGATCGGCCATTCCGCGACAAAGGCATGAGAGCCCCAATTTGGAAAGGCGGCTTGACATTTGAATAAAATTCGGGGCCATTGCGGTCATGCTCTCGATTTGCGTTCAGCGCACCGGCGCCCAGTCCAAACACCGGGCGCCGGTATTTTAATGGACCCGGCAATCGCCGCAATCCCGCGCGGCGCATTGCGCAAAACAATCTGGGGACATGCGCGCGCGCCAGTTTCGCGGACTCAGCTCGAGCACGCCCTTGACGCAGCCCTCGCCGGCGCAATCACACTGTTGTCGTTCCAGTCACGCGACGATGACGATCTTGCCTTACACGTCGCAAGCGATCTCGGCCGCGCCCTCTCAACACGTGTCGCCGTGCAGGTAATCGCCACATCTCAAATCGTCGCGATCAAAGCAGAAGCAGACGGACAAGTGGTCGCGAAGTATCGGGAAAGAATTGATGATTAATTGTTCTCGCGCGCGGATGCGCGAAGGATTAGGCCAATAATGTCTAGACCGCCTTATAGGCCATCTCATCAGCCGACAGAACAAAATAAACGGCAAGTTTCTCTTCTAGCCCAAGCCGGGCACAAGCACGATTTCATTGCTCAAATACTCGGAATCAGCGATGAAACTCTGCGGAAATATTATTCACGAGAACTAAAATTTGGAAAAGAACTGATAAACATCAGGGCGCGCGAAAAGCTGATGCAATATATTGAGGATCCGGGACTAACGCCGGAAAATCTCAACGCAACGAAATTTTGGTTAGAACGGCGCGGAGGCGACGAATTCCGGCAGACTGTTCAGGTGACCGACGTCAGCGAACAGCTGTCGGCCGCAAAACAAACCCTTGCGGAAAAACTCGGAGTAGAGCTTGGAGAGCAAACGGGCGGCGATCCGGTCGCTCCTAGCGGCGGGTCGGCTGACTGATGCGGAAGCCGCCCTTGCTTTGGCGGATTGGCGTGGAATTTGGGCCAGGCCAGAGCAGATCGCGCCCGATGGCGATTGGCGAACCTGGCTTATCCTCGCCGGGCGCGGTTGGGGAAAAACCCGTACTCTCGTTGAGTGGATTCGTGAACAGGCCGAAGCCGGGATTGGTCCGGGCGCGATTGTCGGCCGAACCGTTGCTGACGTGCGCGACGTGATTTTAGACGGTCCGGCGGGCATCTTGGCGACGCAATCGGCGGTTTGCCCCGCAGCTTACGAGCCTTCGAAGCGGCGAGTGACGTGGACGCACCAAATCACGGGGAAAAAAACATTCGCTATTTGTTTTTCGGCAGAACAGCCCGATCAATTGCGTGGACCGCAGCACGCCTGGGCGGCCTGCGACGAAATGGCGGCATGGTCGTATCTGACAGAGACGTGGTCTAATCTACAACTCGGCTTGCGTCTGGGAAAAAAGCCGCGCGTTGCGATCGCAACGACGCCGCGACCGCTCCCATTGCTGCAGCAAATGCTTGAACAGCCAAACACGCAAGTCACACGCGGCCGCACGCGCGACAATGCAATAAATTTGGCGCCTGATTTTATTGCCGCAATCGAGCAGCAATACGCTGGCACCAGAATTGGCCGGCAAGAGCTCGAGGGCGAGCTCATCCTTGATTTTCCAGGCGCACTTTGGTCGCACGCAACGGTTGAGGCCGCTTATTACAAGGGCGCGCTGCCGCCGATGGAGCGCATTGTTATTGGCGTCGATCCAAGCGGAACGAGTGATGAAAAAGGAAATCTTCAGGGCATAATTGCGTGCGGACTCGGAAACGACGGCTTTTTTTACGTCCTTGCAGATCGCAGTCAAAGCGCCTCGCCTCAAGTTTGGGCCTCTGTCGTCGCGCGGCTTTTTGACGAATTGAAAGCAGACTTAATTGTTGCCGAAGTGAATTTTGGCGGCGAAATGGTCCAGTCGGTGCTGCGGCAAGCCGGGCCCGATCTGCCTATTGAGGTGGTTACAGCCTCGCGCGGCAAACAGATTCGCGCCACGCCGATTGCCCAAATTTACGAACAAGGCCGCGTTCGTCACGTTCCCGGCCTGCGCGAGCTCGAATATCAACTGACGTTGATGACGAGCACCGGTTACGAAGGAGCCGGATCGCCCGACCGACTGGACGCAATGGTCTGGGCCATGACGGAATTGTTAAAGTCCGCCCAACCACGGATTCGCCGGCTATGAAATTCGCCGACCGCGTCCGAGATTTTTTTACCCCTACCCCACTCGAGACAAAAACAAGCCGTGTGGCCGCAATGACGGCGCGGCTTTATCTCGGACGGGCTGTTTGGCCACAAGTCGATTATCGATACCTCATCCAGGAAGCGTGGGCCAAAAACGTCATCGTTAATGCTGCGATCCGCAAATTGGCGGAGGCCGCCGCTACGGCACCGATCTTGTTGCAATCGCGAACTGCTGCCGGGCGCAACTGGACAGACGTTAAATCAGGGCCGTTTTATAATTTGCTGGCGCGACCCAATCCGCAAACGACTTGGCAGCAATTTGTGCGCCAAGCGGTTTCGAGCTATTGCGTCACCGGCAAT